CCAGGCCTGCGTGGCCGTGGCGCGGACGACAGCGATCCTCGGCATGCCGCTCGGATGCCAGCCTCCGGCGCTGATCGTGCGAGGCAGGCGGATCACCTGCAGTCCGCGGCGGGCGGCCCGGTAGCCGGCCAGGATCCGGTCGTCTTCGATGGTCCGCTCCTCGCGGAGCAGCTTCGAGTACTCAGCCAGCTTGGCCTCGGCCTCATCCGGGCTGACCAGCAACTCATCCAGCTTCATGGTGGCCTCCTCGTTACCGTCCGGACGCTAGCATCATTGCAGGATGCGTGCAAGGAGACGAGATGACCGAGCCCGGCCCCCAGCTCAGCAGAACACTAGAACAGCAACGCAGGACCCGGGGGATGAAACTGCTGCCCTTCCCCTGGATATTCGCTACAAGGCCGCTGGCCAGGCGAATGATCGAGCACATTGCCAGCACGCACCGGATCATCGCCCGGCAGGGAGACGAGATCAGCAGGCTTACTGAGCTGCTGACGCAGGCTGAGTCGTCTTCCAGTCCTCATGGTGACGGAGCTTCTCCTCCCACGTCAGCTTCCTGCCGTGGTCGGGATGATGCTTCCAGCAAGCCTTGAAGGTCCCGCCGGACATCGCGTAGCGGCCATGGCGGAAGCACCACGGGGACTGGTGGCAGCTGAAACCCCGCCACCAGATTATGAAGGCCAGGAAGCTGCTGGTGAGGATGCTGGTCAGGAAGGAGCCGCCGATGCCGCTCCACATGTTGTACCAGACCCAGAGCCCGTACCTGACCCCGTAATCGATCCCGGCGATATGGATTAGCGCATGCAAGATGTGGAGCATCTAGGCCTGCTGTGATACAGACTCAGGGGCGGGCTGATCCACCTGCTGGATCGTCGGCAGCGGGCTGCTCGTCAGAGCCAGGTTCGCGTGCTGCCCAGGAGTCCGGACCAGCTTGAGCCAGGCCGCCAGGTAGGAGAGAACGTACCCGAGCACGCTGACGACCGCGCCGCGCCAGGTCTGGTCAGTATGGGACCACCAGGGCCAGACCGGCGGCAGGATCGTGAAGGCGATCAGCGTCAGGATGCTGCCGCCCGTGGCCGCTGCTCCCACCGGAGTCTTGATCAGGTTCGGCACCAGCGAGTTCACGTTCATGGGATCCTCCCTCCATGCTTCCGGGCAATGTGGATTGCAGGATTGTCAGCGATGCCAGCGTCTGAAGCATGGCAGCCTTAGGGCTCAGCTCCCAGAGGACCTGGCCGCAGAACAGCTCGAAATCACCCGGGTCGATGTGCTGCAGCTGTGCCTCAGGCACCATCGAGAGTGCGCGAGCCTCAACCAGCGGATGGTATTCCTCGTCGATGAAGTTGCGCCAGGAGAGCATGAGTCAGGACTCTATCAACGGCGGGGGCAAGGATAAGACCCTGCCTTACCAGACCTCAACCCGCCTGACCTCGCCTCGTCTAACTTGCTGCGCCCATCCTACCAAAAGAACGAGTACGGACAAAACTAGACAATCAGTACCAACGTGCCCACATCCGCGGCCGGGCCGCGACAGAGCCAGCGATACGGGTGGGAGCATACCTGCCATAAGTGCCGCCGGAGACCAGGACACGCGGGTTGCCCAGGCCCATGTGACGGATCTTGAACACGTCCAGAAGAGATTTCAACTCGCCCTGCTCGTCCTGCAGGTTCTCGCGCCAGCGCTGGGTGTAGTCGCGGCGGTCGAACCGGGTGACCCCGCCGCCCATCAGGGCAGGCTGCTCGGTGTAGCCGCGGATCAGCTGCTTGACGCACTCGATGTAGGTGTAGCTGGCCAGGAGGCCGCCCCACAGCTGGATCGGGAAGACCGGGCCCGTGCTGCCGTCGAGGGAGTAGATGCTGAACGGCTGGGCCTCGGCGTTGATCTTGGCCAGCGCGATCGCCATCATCTGCGCGACCCGGCCGCGCGACCACTTCGACTGGAAGTAGGTCTGCAGGTTCGGGCCGCCGCTGGGGGAATCGAAGCACTCAGCGAAACGGGGCCAGATGCTGACCTCGATGAACTCCTGCATCGCTAGCGGCAGCGAGTCGTAGCTGGGGTTGGCGCGGCCGATCTCCAGCATCGAGACGTACTGCTCTGGCTTGGCGGCGATCGAGTAGGCCCACGACAGGTAGGCGTTACTCGGGGTCGCGGTGTCTCCCGAGCTGGGCGTGATCGTGTACTCACCGACGTTGGCGCGCGCCGCGGTGTAGGTATTGACCGTGGTGGTCGAGCCATCCCCGTTCTGGAGCACGAGCTGACCGCCGACGTTCTGGCCGTCGGGATCGGCCGGGACCCCGCCGATGCGGATGGTCAGGGTCAGCGGCGGCATGCCGTACTGGCTGATGTAGGCGCGCTCCGACCAGTCAGCGAGGTCTGCGTTGACGACGGTCACGGCGCATCACCTTCTCCCGCGCATGCCTGAGCCAGAGCCCCCTCCGGCAGCCCTCGCAGTAGTCGGCACCGCACAGGCAGAGCGACTTGAGCCCGGGCCTAGCGGCCAGCACTTCCTGCCTCACCCTGGACCTCACAGAGCGTTCGAGCCGCTGTAGAGGCTGATCATCCCGATGGCCTTGGCGGTAGCCAGGTACATCGAGCCAGCATGCGGGACAATGGAGAGGTTAATCCCGATCGTGTGCGACCCTGCGGTCACGGTAGGAACGACCGCCATCGCGGGAACCAGGGTGTCCCACTGCAAGATCGTGTGAGAATCCGTGGAGACTCCCGGATACCCGGTGCCATCCAGGGTCGGGATAACTCCGCAGGTCTGCGTGGTGCCGGGGTTAGTGCCGTTCGGGTTGACGCCGATGGTCATGGTGATCCAGATCGCCAGCGCACACGGCCTCGGCGTGGTGAATGTGCAGATCGAGAAGGTAGGCGATGATCCCGGCGACATGACAGCTTGTGGGGCGATGCCAGCGTAGAAGATCGGAGCGCTGTCGCGAAGGTCGTTCCAGGCAGCCCCGTCGAAGTAGCTGAGCTGCTTGATGTCGGTCATGAAGATCAGGCGCCCCGCCTGGCCGGATGACCAGGCAGGGCGCGCGCCCGACGTCGTGATGTAGATGCCCGGCGAAGCGTCCAGGATCCCCCAGTTGGTAATGAAGTCCGAGAGCTGGAACGGGTCCGACGAAGCGTTGAGCTTGAGCCCGTAATACTGGCTGAACGTGGCCAACTAGGGCTCCTGTCAGATGCCGAGGCCCGTGCCGGACAGGATGGCTCCCGAGGGCAGGTAGACCGGGTTGACCGAGTTCGCGGGATCGCGGAAGGTGATCGTCTGGGTCGTCCCCTCGAAGCCCGGCTGGGGTGCCTGGTAGTTGAGGGGAACGATGAAGTCGCTCGCGGCGCTGAACGGGCCCAGGCCCGCCCTGTTGCCGGCGGCGATCTGGAACTGATAGCCCTGCCAGGCGTAGACAGCCCCGGTCGGCTTGTAGATGACCGGCGTGTTCTCGATCAGGCCCTGAGTGAAGAACGAGCAAAGCGAGCTGCCGTACAGGTAGTACACGTGCAGGGTATCGGTGTTGCCCGCGCCGGCCCGGCCGCCGGAGATCAGGCTGATCGTGTAGGCCCGGGTCGGGCCAAGGCCCTGCGCCGTCACCGTGTAGTCCACGCCGTACTGCAGGGACTTGGTGATCGTGGTGTCCACGACAATCAGGTTCTGCGGCAGGGTGATCACCGCGCCGTGCAGCAGGGCCGCCGAGCCGGCCACCAGGACGACGGTATCCGGCGCCGAGGCGGTCAGCGGAACGTCGCCCATCAGGTCGTACCAGTAGTCCACCCGGATCGGGTCGCCCGGGTTGCCGTTGGTGCTGCCCGGCACGTAGTTGATCTGGTAGGTGGTCCACGGGCCGACGCCCAGCACCGTGATCGTGTAGTCCACCCCGTACAGCAGCACCTGCGTGGTCGGGCTGTTCAGCGAGGTCGGCGTCGAGCTGATGTTGGCCACGATCATGCCGCCGGTCGGCGTCTCGTTCGCGTAGTCGCTCGGCGCAGCGCCCTCGATCGCGAAGGCGTTGGTGTTCAGGTCGGAGACGATGACCTGCCCGGGCGGGGTAATGATCGCCGCCTTGGACAGCGTCGCCTGCGTGGTGTTGGAGGCAGGCAGCGCGCCGCTCGGCGTGATCGCCCCGGTGTCGGTGAAGCTCAGCGCCGTGGTGTTGGTCATGAACAGCTCAGCGCCCGCGGTGCGGCCGAAGACGTTGTAACTGGTCGCCCCGACGATCGCGGTCCAAGGCACGATGTTGGTGTTGATCGCGGTCAGCGTGACGGCACCGGTCGTGGTGGTCACTTCGGTGCTGGCCAGGGTCTGGCCGTTGTTGTTGACCGCGGAGACCCGGTAGCCGTAGGTCGTGGTGGCCGGCGTGCCGCCGTGGGTGATCGTCCCGATAACCGGCGTTGCCAGCGTTCCGTTGGCCAGGGTCAGCGTGTCGGACTGGAAGACCGGCTGGCCGTAGTTGTCGGTGCCAGCGACGCTCGGCTGGCCGTAGAAGCCCGGCTGGCCGCTCTTGGGCACGTACTGGGTACCGAGGTCGAGGTTGCCCGGGGAGACCTGGATCAGGTAGTAGTCCACCTCGGTCGTCCCGGCGGGCGGGCCCCAGTTGACCTGCACGCCGCGGTTCACCGGCAGGCAGGGCCCGTAGGTGAAGTAGTTCGCGTTGCCGGTGTTGTAGACCACCGAGACCGTATCGCCCGAGGTCGAGTTCGTCGAGCCGGCCAGTCGCGCGATCGTGTAGGACGTCGTCGAGCCCGAGCCGGTGACCACGATGGTGTAGTCCAGGTTGAGGACCTGGACCTTGCCGAGGTTGGCGCCCGCCGCGGTGTCGGTCACGACCAGGCTGCCCGGCGGGGTCACGATGCCCACCTGGGTCAGAGCCACCGGGGTAGCGGTGAAGCTAATGGCGGTCTGGGTGAACTGGGTCGTCGCGCCGATGGCCGGGGCGGCCGGGACGCTGGCCGGAGTGTTGGAGTCCCAGTACTGCGGGGTCCCGTAGGAGTAGGCCGCTGAGATGTTGTTGCCGTTGGCGAAGTGCGCGGCCACGATCGGCGTGTAGTAGGCGTAGGTGTCCGGCCCGTTGCCCGCCACCGTGAGGGTGTAGTCAGTGCCCAGCACCATTGTCTGCGAGCTGGTCGTGTTGGTCAGCACGACCGAGCTGGAGAGCAAGCCTGCCTGGCTCAGGTAGTAGTTGGTGCCGGCTGTTGCCGCAGCCTGGGTGTCCACCTGGCTGTTCAGGCCGACCGGCGCGCTCGGGGCGCCCAGCCAGCCTGGCGGCGGGTTGCCCGTGCCCCAGGCATCGGTGATGACCGGGTTGGCCGCGTAGGCGGCATCGGTCAGCGGTGAGGCGTTGATCTGGTTGCCGAGCTTGTCGGTCAGCGTGGTGTCCCACACGAAGCCGGCCACGCCGAGCACCGGGTTGCGGTAGACGGGCCCGTTCTGGGAGCCGAGGGCCTCGGTGTAGAGCGAGCCGCCGCCGATCGTGGTATCGATGATCTGCGGGTCCGGCGTCGAGCCGAGGTTGCCCTGAGGCATGTTGCCGAGGCTCGGGGCGTAGTTCAGCGGACTGCCGCCGCCGTAAGTGGCATCGGTGGCCGGAGAGCCCGGCGCCCAGCCGTACTGGAGCTGCGGGTCCTGCTGGTTCAGACCCTGCAGCGCCGAGTAGTCGGAAATGTTGACCGGGCCGGTCTGGCCGCCGGCATTGCCCGAGCCGGCCCACGGGATGATGTCGGTGACCGAGCCACCCGGGAGGGCAGCGCCGATCCCGGCCACCGAGGTGCCGGTAGTGTCCGCGGCGCCCGGCAGCTGACCGCCGTAGGCACCGAACTGCTGGCCGAGGAACGTGGTGGTGTAGGCGATGATCGACTGCGCGTAGGTCTCGCCGATGGCATACGCGGTGTCAGGGAAGTCACCCCACAGGTACTGAACGGTGCAGCTGTCGTTGTTGGCGCTCTGGGTGGACGTGGAGACGCGCAGGATCGAGTAACTCAGCTGGCTCCCGGACCCGACCGGGGACAACGTGTAGTCAACGTTGCAC